CTCTGCTTAGCGGACTTGCGACTTTGTAGTATAATGAAGTCCACCGAGACCGGTCTGTCTTCTGTGAACAAGTGACTGACACGTGGGCCCAGTTCCGCATTAGGGGTACACATAGAAGTTCCCCATACGCTTGCGTGATACTTTTCATTGACCCACCAATAATGTCCAGACTGTAATTCCCAATCACATATACAGTCACATGGTACCACACCAAGAACATCAATATAAATATAATGGTTTACATGATTCCATAACGACTGTAAATAAGAAGGATATAGAAAATCATCCCCATCAATCTGAGAAACATACTCGCAATCACTTTCTAAGAACACGTCGAGACATGCGTTCTTACCTTTGCCAGGCTTTCCATTACTCTCTGTGTTTACTACACGAAACGGTTGATCTATTTGTAGAACTTGTTCATAATAACCTTCACGATTACTATTCACTACTATCACAACTTCCCATTCTACTGGAGTTATTTTAATAACTTGTTGTACTGAACGTATCAGTCTCTCTAACTTTGGAATATCATTAGAGGTCAACAAAGTGGTCATTAATTTCATTATTCTGCCTCAAAGAAGAATGTTTGAAATAAACGTCCGTCAGTCTTGTCCTTTCCAAAGCCGGGCAGTACACTACGGTGATAATACTGTGAATCATATATTACCAGTCGGTTGTATACATTCTTTGCTTCAGCAACTATCTCCCAATCGCTTTCATCATGAGCAAAGTTATTAAAATCAACAATCTGTTCGGGAGAGTGTTTCATAATACCCGTTGGGCCGTGACGATATATCGCCGTACCTGATTCTAATGGGGCATCCGGTGTGAGATACAATACTGCTGCGTATGACATTGCGTCGTGGTGAATCCACGTTTTGTCGAGTGCGGTAGTGAACTGAAAGGAGGTGTTGTAATTATCTAACGGGAATTGGGTTATAGTCTTTCCCGTTAGTTTTTCGAATGTTGCTTTAGTCGAGTCAATATATCCACCATTATTCGTACATGGTTTTGTTCGAAGGCCTGGGTAGTTTCCTGAGACATTGAAATCTTGACTGAGCGCAAATTCCCTGACTGCGTCTGGGTCTGCGTAAAAATCATCTATAATTAAAAACATAATTTACCTGATATAAAATATACCTCCCGAAGGAGGTATGTTGTTCATTATAATTCGCCTAGTTTTACTCGCAATTTGTTATTAGCGTCGTAAATCAATATTGAGGAGGATGTAAATGCGATACGTTCTCCAGTACTAGCAGTATTTAGGATACCACTAAGATCGATTAATCCGTCTCCTGCTCCAGAAGTACGAGTACCTGCGGTTATTTCCACGAAGGTAGAGTCAGTAGTTGTGTCAATACGGTTTACGGTTGCTCGCCAAATACGACCAGTTCCTACATGCCACCAGATATCACCTATGAATACTGTGTTAACTGTTCGGAAAGAACGTATGGCAGCAGAAGCTGTAGCATTGATATTAGCGGGAAGAGTTGTTGAGGTATTAAATAGAACCGCATTACCAAATCCACCTACTGGGCCTTGAGAACCAGTTACTCCTGAAGTACCTTGTCCACCCTGAACACCGACAGCACCTTGGGCACCTTGGTCACCCTGAGCACCAATAGCACCTTGAGGGCCTGCGTTACCTTGAGCACCCGCATTACCTTGAGCACCTACCTGACCTTGAGCACCTTGTGCGCCAGCATTACCTTGAGCACCCGCATTACCTTGAGCACCTACCTGACCTTGAGCACCTTGTGCGCCAGCATTACCTTGAGCACCTGTGAAACCTTGAGCACCTACCTGACCTTGAGCACCTTGAGGGCCTGCGTTACCTTGAGCACCTGTGAAACCTTGAGCACCAGCAGCACCCTGTGATCCCTGCGCACCGGCATTACCTTGAGCACCTGTGAAACCTTGGGCACCAGTCTCACCCTGAGAACCTTGTGCTCCTGCGTTACCTTGCGCGCCTTTTATTCCTTGTCCACCTTGAGGGCCTTGTCCGCCCTGCGCACCAGCATTACCTTGAGCACCAACATTACCTTGTGCGCCAGTCTCACCCTGTGATCCCTGTGCGCCAGCATTACCTTGAGCACCAACATTACCTTGTGCGCCAGTCTCACCCTGAGAACCTTGAGAACCCGCATTACCTTGAGCACCTACAATACCCTGAGAACCTTGAGGGCCTGCGCTACCTTGTGCGCCAGCATTACCTTGAGCACCAACAATACCCTGAGAACCTTGAGGGCCTGCGCTACCTTGTGCGCCAGCATTACCTTGTGCTCCTGCGTTACCTTGAGCACCAATAATACCCTGAGCACCTTGTGCGCCAGCATTACCTTGGGCACCTTTTATTCCTTGCGCACCTTGTTCGCCTTGAGCACCTTGTGTTCCTGCGTTACCTTGTGCTCCAACAATACCTTGGATACCTTGTTCGCCTTGAGCACCTTGTGTTCCTGCGTTACCTTGTGCTCCAACAATACCTTGGATACCTTGGGCACCAATAGCACCCTGCGCACCCGCATTACCTTGTGCTCCAACAATACCCTGAGAACCTGTAGCACCAGTAGTACCCTGTGCTCCTGCGTTACCTTGAGCACCAATAATACCCTGAGCACCTTGTTCACCCTGAGAACCTTGAGAACCCGCATTACCCTGTGCACCAGTAAAACCTCGAGCACCTTGAGAACCAACCGCACCCTGTGATCCGACACTACCTTGAGCACCGGTATCGCCTTGAGGGCCAATATCACCTTGAGAACCCTGAGCACCAACAGCACCCTGAGCACCAACAGCACCTTGCGGCCCTGCTTCACCAGTAGTACCCGTTGGCCCTTGTGGGCCAGGAGTTGTACCTGCGGGCCCTTGTGGGCCGGGTTCACCGGTATTTCCTATCGGGCCTTGTGGGCCAGGAGTTGTACCTGCGGGGCCCTGTGGCCCTGCGTCACCTTGAGTACCAATCGGGCCTTCCGCTCCTTGAGGGCCTGCGCTACCTTGGGAACCAACCTCACCTTGAGCACCAACGTCACCAACGGCACCCTGAAGACCTTGATCTCCTTGTGGGCCCTTAGAACCTTGAGCACCAACGTCTCCGACATTACCTTGAATACCGATAGAACCTTGAGCACCAGCAGCACCTTGAACACCAACGTCTCCGACATTACCTTGAATACCGACAGAACCTTGAGCACCAATAGCACCTTGAGCACCTTGCTCACCAACGTTACCTTGGATACCAGCAGAACCCTGAGAACCTACAGCGCCTTGAGCACCTTTGTCACCAACATTACCTTGGATACCGACAGAACCTTGGGCACCAATAGCACCCTGCGCGCCTTGCTCACCAACGTTACCTTGAATACCAGCAGAACCCTGAACACCTACAGCACCCTGTGCTCCAACTTCACCAACGTTACCCTGAATACCGATAGAACCTTGAGCACCAGCAGCACCCTGTGCTCCAGCTTCACCAACATTACCTTGGATACCGACAGAACCCTGAACACCTTGAATTCCTTGTGGGCCTATTTCTCCGACATTACCTTGAAGTCCTTGTTCACCAACTGAACCCTGAATACCTTGGACACCAATAGGGCCTACGTTACCTTGTAGTCCTTGAGAACCCTGCGCACCAACTGCGCCCTGTGCTCCGACTTCACCAACATTACCTTGAATACCTTGGTCACCTTGATTACCCTGCGCACCTTGTGCTCCAATTTCACCAACATTACCTTGGATGCCCTGAACTCCAGTACTACCTTGAGCGCCTTGAGCACCAATCTCTCCAACGTTACCCTGAAGACCTGTAGCACCAATTGCCCCTTGGACACCTTGGACACCGATAGGGCCTACATTACCTTGTAGTCCTTGAGAACCTTGAGCACCCTGAGCACCCTGTGCTCCAATCTCTCCAACATTACCCTGAAGTCCCTGAGCACCCTGAGCACCTTGTTCACCCTGTGCTCCAATTTCTCCGACGTTACCTTGGATACCTTGGTCACCTTGAGGGCCTTGTTCTCCTTGGTTACCGCGTTCACCGACATTACCTTGGATACCTTGGACACCAGTGATACCACGAACACCCTGAGGCCCAATCTCTCCGACATTACCCTGAGAACCTTGGGTACCAATTGCCCCTTGGACACCTTGGACACCAATAGGGCCCTGCGGCCCGATGATTCCTTGAGCACCCTGAGAACCAATTTCCCCCTGACCACCTTGAGGGCCCTGTGGCCCCGTATCACCAATCTGAGTGTTCTCGATAGTGTAGTTAATTAAATCAATCTCATACTGTAAATTGATGGTATTTGAGTTTAATGTCGTGAGAATAGTATCATGTTGCGTGACGCGTGAATCCAGAAAACTAATATTGTTCTGGTTGTCAAGAACAGTTTGAACATTCAATCCATTTAGGTAAGTGCCAACTGAACTATCAATGTAATTAGAAATAAATTCTGGGGTAATAGTACCCGCTGCGCTCATATCAACAAGCGAGAACATCTCTTGAAAGTTCGCATTGATTTTAGCAGAGGCGTCTCTTAGAGTATCACCTTTCCCGTCATTAACCGAGGTGCCTGTATTAATAATTTGCCGAGTCATTGTGCTCTATTTCCTTTTTTATTATCCACCGCCTTCACCCGCATCCATAGTTTCGTAGGTCTGTGACGCATCCAATCCACCATCGTCTAGTGTAGGTGGTTTAACACCAACCCACTCTGCGACACTATCGTTGAAGTCGTCTACAATCTGTTGAAGAGTTATACCGTCATATTTCTCTAGAGTTTCTAAAGAACTTATAAGTATACCTTCTCCGGCGTCTTTCTGTGCTTGAGTTCTCGCATCTACTGGGTCATTCTCTTCCATAACAAGTAAAGAGTATGTGGGTCGTAGGTCTACGTCTATGGGTGTTGTCTGTATTTCAATAGCATAACTAGGTATTTCTAGTGGGTCTGTTGTATCCCCCGCTTTCAAATAAACTTGTGCTTCACTTAATGTCTGTACTTCCGCAGAAAGGTACCATCCAGCGGGGTGTACCATTTTCTTATAAAAACTTTGATAATCGTCTAATGACATACCTGTTTTCAAAAGAATTGAGAATATCTGATATTTTCTATCGTCCTGAATATACTTCAGAGACTTAGGCCCTATTAAAGAGTTGCCCGGTCTGTCATTTAAAATGAATATGTTATTCTTAGGGTACACGACCTCAACATCCTCGTCAAAGAATGCTTTAAAGAATTCATTCACCGATAACACAGTACCTTTAGCGCGATAGAAGTCTGCCAGTAATCGAGTCATCAACCTAGCGTCTTGCTGTGGATGAAATGATTCTCTTGTCAACCCATCACTTATCTCTGATATTAAAGTATCTAGGTCTATTAGGTTAACGTGCGATATATCACGAGCATTAAACAAATCATAAATCTGTTCACTGAATGTTGCTAATCCCTGTTCTTCCTGATACTCATAGTACTTCTCAAGAAATTCTACTAATCTTGGATATTCGCTTTGATAGAATTCAGGAAGTACACCCTTTACTATGGGAGCGTGGAAACTCGGTCGATAAATTTCCTTTCCAATAATTTGTGCCATTATAGAGAGACCCTAGTTGTACCATCATCTAATACAGCCTCTGTAGTTGATAATGATTTGTCTAGTGATATCACATAGTTACGTAAAGGTTTTACTGTACTCTGGTTAGCAGGTGTAGCACTTACTTTAATAGAACCGCCAACATAAGAATCTTTATCGATTGACAACGCAATCAGGGATACCTTACCTTTAGCTGGGTCATACGTACCGATGTTATCTATTTTAACTATATTATTCAGATCAACTAACTGTAGTCGAGTAGAACCTAGTTTGTTTTTAATGCTAACATTCTGTCCCTGCCACTTAAATCCAGTAGACGTTATGATATAGTCATCATTATCTGGGTTAGCTAATATAACTGGGAAGTTTAATGTCCAGTTTCTGGTTATTTCCGAAACAAGTTGACCTGTCGCGGATTCGATTGCCGCAATTTCTGTGGAGACTGGAATACGTTGCTGTAATTTAACATCCATTCTAGAGTTGATTATGTACTCTGATATTTTATCAATTTCAGTCAATAAGTTAGAACGTCTAAATGTAGAGTTAAACTTCTCTAAATTAGCTGACACAAAGTCATCTACGATGACATTCACCAATGCTTGAAGAGTTTCGACAGAAGAAATGTTTTTGGTCTGGTCTACTTGGAAAACTGTGCGCAATTCGAGGTATGTGGTTTCTGGGTCAACAAACTCAGTGTCGATAGACATAATAGATAACTTAGAAGTTAAGTTGTCTTTAATACTACCCTTAACAGTTTCTTGAGCAAACTCACTGATACCGTCAATAAAATTAAGACTTACAAATACCTTACCGTACTGTGGAGGTTCGTTATCGTTACCACCCCAACAGAAAACATCCTTGATAAAAGGTGAAAATTTCTGGGATATTAATGTACTATAGTCATTCGCAGTAACCAATCTTTGCTGTGAAGTAAACCCACGAGGTGCGTTCAACTTAATTGACGAAGTAGTTTCTCTTGCAGAACCTCCATTAGCTGGAGTAATCGTGGTAACATTAACTGAGTAAAAGTTACTCAAGTAACTAATTTGTGCCGTAGAGAATACAGACGCACCATTAGGTTCCGCCCCTCGTGAGGAACGGTACTTTATTTGTATACGGTTACCCGCAATAGGACTACTGCCTAGGATTCTACCACCACCAAAATAAATCTCATAGAACCCATTGGATGACTCACGCAACATAAAGATGTGAGAATTTCTATCAATAGTAGATACTTTGTCAATATTAGTGTAATTTAAACTATCTACACCAGTCCAGTCGCTAAACACTTGGACTTCCATACTGTCTGTATCAATCGTTGCGTCTTCAATAACATATACGTTATCGTCAGAAGCGTTACCTACTAAGAAGTTCTTAGTTTTAATTTCACCTTCATAAACGGTTATAAGTTCACTACCTGCTGCCGTCTGGAATATATACTGGTCACCTGACTTTCTAGAAGTATATTCGCTGGGCGTTTTAAATGAATATAGTATATCATCATACTGAGCAAATAATTCTGTACCTTTCGGTAAGGATATAATATCAGGCCCGTTGGGAATAACTACTGATATTTTAACTTCAGCAGATGACGCAGTTCGAGATTTAGGTACATACCCTAAAAGTTCCGCATGGTTAACCACCGAAGTACGAAGTTGTGCCGTAGTGATGAATGACTCATTGATAGCCATATTAGCAATCAGACCATTCACATGAGTGTTATAAGCGAGAACATCTAGTATGCTAGATAGTCCAGACGCTTCAAAGTCATAATCAGTAAACTCACCACTTTGCTTGTAGTAGGTCTTCAGTTTATTTTTAATGTTTACAAAATCGAGATCCGACGTTGATATAGGCATTTAGCGTATCCTCGCAATATTCACGTTCAAACTTACCTGCTCTAATGTACTGATAACCTGAAAGGTGATTGTTAAATCTAAAGAGTTATAATCGGGTGAAAATTTACTAACGACCCTTTGTAGTTTCGCTCGTGGTTCGTAATTATTAATAGCGTTGCGTACCATCGATTTGATATTATCGTCGTCAAACTCATCACCTAACTCAAATAACATACCTTCCAAGTTCGCTCCAAATGACGGAGCAAAAGGTTTAGACCCTCTGTTACACAACAAAAGATTCTTGACAGACTGAGCCACAGAGGAGGCCTCCGTCTTCTTGTATATATCTCCAGATGGTTTCACCGTAAACGAACAATCGATATCCGAGTTTTTCTTTTGAATAGAACTCGTGATTGGTCGAGTGGTAAGATTGCCATCTTCTATTGATGTGAGTTTTTTAACTGACATGGGCTTCCAACTCTTTTTGTAGTATTTATACAGTTTGCTAAGGCGCAACAATCTCAATCTTGGTAGGAATGCCGAGTAATTCCAAAACATCACAAAAACTTAGCGTTAATAGTTCTAACAACTTACCGAGTCCGATGGCATCAAGGAATTTTTTAATCTTTTTTATCCATATACTCAATAAATGCCATTGCCAGTTAAGCGCAAAGTCGCGAGCACCTTTCTTGAAGTTATCAATATCTTGCTCTGCGGATTTAACTTTTCCTTCCATGTCACCGCCTATGATATCATCATATACGTTGAAACCAAGAATTTCTATTTCTTTCAATTGGTCAGCAATCATCGCATAACCCTTACCTTGAAGTTTAGCCTTCTCAGCATCTAGGTCGGGTTCCGACATGCCTTCGAAGAATCCTTCAACTCGTTCTATTTGTTGATTGACTTCGGCAATCTTATCTTTAACTTCATCCTCTATCTGTTTGATAGTAGAATCTATCCATTCATTGATATCAAAGTTCAATAGGTCTGGGAGTGAAGGTAATCCTAATGCGTCCCAAATCTCTTTAAATTTTTTGATGAGTTTGTTAAACAGATCCCACACCAGATTGGTAACCGCATTCATCATTTCAGACTTGATATATTGCCAAGTGATTTTCGCTTTCCACTCGCGGCACTTTACACCGTACGTACCATCCCATGACCGGAGAGGTTCTGGAATTAATAGATATAGTTCGTCAAGTCTTTCTTCAATCTGTAGTTTGATTCGGGCCTGTTCTTCGTCAGTGAATATTTCTAAAAGGTTTATTTCAATCCCCATTATATTCAAATTGAAGTCAACCGGTAACAGTTTAGATATTAGTTCCGCGATCTTGACTGGGATGAATAATTGATAATCTTGAATCAATTCATTGAAGGCATCGTCCGCCTCCTTTTCCCAATTTCGAATCTTCCCTTCTTTGTCCCAATACGGAGCAAGTAAATCTGATACCTGTTCAATAGTAGTTTCTACTTCGGTAATAATATCTTGTAATTGATCTATAAGCTCTTGTGCTTCAGCATCAACCTCGTCGACGAATTGATCTTTAAGGTCGATTATATTTTGTCTTAATTGCGTTGGGATGTTAGATAACTTATTAAACTCTTTGACAATGTCCGCACGAGTAGGAGGGAATCCACCCTCGCACGGTATCTCAATTCCTAATTCTAATATGGAAAGTTGATCTACCGCTAACACGCTCAAGGTTTTTAATACATCTAACTGTCCTTTACTGACCGAAGATACTGACGCTATTGGATTAGGTGGTTTAATCTGTAATACCGGTGTATCTACTACCGGAAACTCTTCTGAATCAGCCATTAGACATTATCCGCCCGAGTTTAGTGTTATAAATTCGCTACCATTAATGTTTACTGTATTAGCAGACACCGAAACCTTACCGTGACTTCCACCCACAGTTAAATTTATAGAGACTGGTTTATCCCCATTTGCGGGTACATATATGGAGATATTACCATCCTTATCCATTTCATAGTACGCACCCCCTTTATGCTTTTCTTTGATACGTTCAGCGCCAGGCGTATCATCATACTCTTTATAATGTCCGGTCTCTGTCTCGTATACCTTATTGAGAGGGTAGTTCTCCTTTGCCTTCTCGTTCGTATCCCCTGTTTTGGGTACAGTGCCAATCACCATAGGCAACTGAGAGTTCTTCCCGTCAAGGAACATACCGAACACTTGTGTACCCTTTAGGATACCTAGGTTCTGCCCTTTACCTTCGTGGATACCCGTAGTGACAGGTACAACTATCTGGGCCCAAGGTAGGTCTTCGTCAGGAATTTCATCATATACACCGAAAACCCTAACCCTGACTCTACCCAATTTCTCTGGGTCGTCCTTTACATTGACAACCTCACCCATAAACCATCTAGTCTGGTCGCCATAAAAATCTATTGAATTCTGCGGTATCATTGATTGGTCACCTTTTCATCCGACAACTTCACACAAGTGAGTGTCGCTACATAATTTTCAGCTCGGAACGCATGTTTAACCCCGAAGATGAGAAAGTCACCAGACTTCTTCATATCAATTGAGGTGGTATCATTACCATCTTCGGTGTTTATATTAGCAAGAAATCTGAGTCTGATTTTTTTACCTATACTATTATTACGTCTCCCTTTCATAAACTCAATGAAATTAACACTAATAGTAAGAGGACTCTTTTTCAAAACATGATCCATGCTCTTATTAATAACACTTAGTTTATAGTTAGCAAAGTCATCACTTTGTGATAGTGAATTAAACCCTTCATACGCATCCGTACTACCAATCTGAGTAATCTTGCGACTCTTTTTCGTATTGAGTTCCGATTTTCTGAAATAATCTAGCGCATCCGAAGTATTAGATATGAGCTTGTCATTTTTTATTTTCTGTGTAAAGTCCTTATCAATATCAAATATACCCGAGACTCTTTCGTTTTTAGTTATATCCAGAAAACTATATTCACCACCCACGATACCTTCGGAAATCATTTTAAATAAGTTATCAGTATTTTTGAACTGATACCCTAGTATAGTACGTCGTCTGATTTTAGACTCATTGTCATTACCTTGAGGTATGTTCGCTTGTATATGGGCGAATGGTACGTCCGGATTAATAACATCTTGTTCCATCAGTGTTTTGAGGTCACTGAAGATCAACTCATCTCCGATAAGAGAAGAGTATAGGTAGAAAGGATATCCTTCCTTAGTACTAGAATTATTTTTTATCCAAGAGATTGATTCCATCGGTGTTAAGTTAGGTACAATCACCCGCATCTCTTGTTTATCAGTGTCAGTCGAAGATACTTTCTTATTAATCAAGTCACTGATAGACCCAATAATTTTAGACGGTTTTCCGGAATACTGACGGTTAACATTAATCATATTAGACTCGTAAGCGATATCTTCTATGAGATGAACTACAACATTTTCTACCGTATCATGACCTTTCTGCGAAAACAAAACTTGCGTTATATAAAACGTTTTGGCGATAACTTTAGCATCAAGATCATCAGTCACTATCAGTTCTACATGAACTTTCTCACCACCCTGTAAATAACCACTTGTTATAACATCTCCGCTATCAATGAAGGATAGTGTGCCGGTGAGGTAAGGTTTATCTAAATGCTCGAACACGTCAAGGTCAGTCACCGCATTTCGGATATCCACTTTTTTGTGTGAAGTGAAATGAGTACTTTCGATGAGAACTTTTTTAAATTCAAAAGGTGTTTTATGTTCGAGTTCACTAATTGCTGTCATAACTTACCCATAGAGTCTTGAATGGCTCGCACAACAGAATTTATATTACCTTTGCGAAGTACGCGTATTTGTTTTAATGATTCATTCTGTTGGTGATAGTGCTCTTCGTGAGTCACTTCTATATCATTAACTCCGGGCCCGAGGTATGGGTCGATGTCTATAATATTACCTTCAATATCAGTATAAAAACGAGCGGACTTGTGTTCGGGTTCAACTGTGTTCACAAGCAATGTTTCCAAAACACCTTCGTTATTGGTAGAATCTAATTGTTCACCGTTAGAAAAGGAACCCGATACCATCTTCACTACAACTTGCCCGAGCCGAACATGTCGATGTAGAACTTCAGCAGTACCGTTCGCTCCTTGGATGGTTTGGTGGGTCAAGAACTTGTTTACAATATCCTCACTCGTGTTTAACACAATGTAAGGATGTTCTTTCTCCACTTTCGCTTGTACCTGAGCATACGGTAATGGCCATCCACGTTCGCGAATCTCATCGTTCATGAAATAGAATGTCCAGTGTAAATTAGCATCGCCGTACAACTTATATGCTACATGATCAGGACGTTCGCCATCAGCAATGTAGTAGTCAGTATAGAATGAGGTAGCATCCTTAACGTTATCCAAAATATCAGCGTACGCAGTAAGATTTTGCGCAATGGAGCGATCAGCGGTATCGCCGAATCTATAGAATATTTTAGGGAAGTATTTAAAGTATGCCATTAGTAACCACCATCTCCACTTTCGTCTGTGCTTTCTTCAATATCTTCGCGACTTAATGTTCTGTCCTCTACCATTGTAAACGACAAGTCAATTTCAGCAGGAGTTCCGTCTTCATGGAATGCCATTGAACCCGCATTATAATTTACACTGATACTGCGTATGAAGGTATTGCGTAATTTAGTTCCGACTCGTACTGGAGCCGCACCCTCGATGTCTGGCATAAACCAACTCGATACATCGAATACCATAGGATACTTATAACCCGCACTTATACCATCTCCCACACCACCAATCATCTCAGGGTATGCGGATTTCCTAAAGATATGAATAATATTTTTAATTTCGTCAGCCTCTTTCTTACTCTTAGGAATAAACTTAAACTGAAACTGAAACTCACGTATTCCTACGTTTCTGAACTGAGTCCGTATGTTTGGATTAACAGATACCGCTCCAGCAATACTAACTGCTGATCCTGCGGTTTCATTGATTTTCTGCGCCCCACGCGCAAGAGCAAGTCTTGCTAATGCGGGAGTCTTTGCGCTATTGACCATATCTGTGATAGATTGTTTTCCACTAGTAATAGATTGCGCCAACGCGCCCATCGCGCCACTACCTGACGACAACGCTTGAAAACCGGCAGCACCAGCAGTACCCAAACTAGGTGTGTCATATCCAAAGTTATCTGTGATCACTAGAGAGACTGGTAAGTATAGCGCTACCACGTCACCCGTGTATTCGATGCTTCTCGCTACTACTTCTTTTGACTCTGTACCGGCACCGGATTCGGCAGCTTTCACTGCTTCCGCTTCCTCTTCATTTTTTGGTTTACCGTCACCTTCGTCTTCGCTTGGTCGGTTAAGAGCAAACATACTTTCGAACAACGCACCAAAGTCAATACCTTTAATGGTCGGTGGTTTAATTTCTTTTATGTGAAATAATACCTTAGACCGAGAATTTGTAGTATCTAGAGGATACTGCAGTATCTTTTTTGACTTGGCTGTGTTGTCTGTAGTGTCGGTAGGTTCTGTTTCTGCCATCGGAATAACTCTCGGTTATAAATACTTTTTACTATTTATACATAAAGTTACTAATGAAAACATACAAAGGCAGATACCAACCGAAAAACCCAGAAAAGTACGCTGGTGATGTGGATAATGTCGTCTATCGTTCAGGTTGGGAACGACATGTTATGAAATGGTGTGACGAAAGTATAGACATCGTACAGTGGATGTCCGAAGAACTTGTTATACCGTACATATGCGAAACCGATGGAAGACCTCACCGATACTTCACCGACTTTGTTATTAAGTACAAGTCTGGACGAGTGGTTATTGTGGAAGTCAAACCTCATAAAGAGACCCTGTTACCCGTACGTAAACAAGGTAAGACTAGACGTACTATATTGACCGAAGGAATGACATACATCAAGAACCAGTCGAAGTGGAAGGCCGCTAAGGCGTATGCTGATGACCGTGGATATCACTTCGAGATATGGACTGAGAAAGAATTGACCGCAATGGGTGTCATGCCCAAGTCCACTCAAAAGATGCGTACCAAGAAACCCCTGAAAAAACTTGCGCCCTTCCGTAAGAAAAAGAAATAGTTCCTGTATAAATAGTAGGAATAGATTTTAACTCAGGAACTTTATGTCTACAGTATTTAACAGACTAGAACTACAAGCATTCCGTGCGGGTATTACTCCTCGCACAAAGGAGTCGCGAGCATGGTTCCAACAAAAGATTAAGAATCTACGTAGCATCAATCGTGAAGCATTGATGAAAGAAGAACCTTTAAAGCAAGTGAGTACCGAAATTGTCGGTAGCATGTATATGTTCTTCTACGATCCGAAGCACAAAGAGACATTACCGTATTACGATACGTTTCCTTTAGTGGTCGTTGTCGGGCCCGCAGAAGGCGGATTCCTAGGATTGAACCTTCATTACCTACCTCCTATCTTACGTGCTAAGATGTTGGACGGGTTGATGGAGATTACTACTAACAATAAGTTTAACGATTCTACGCGATTCAAGATGACATATGAGTTACTTGCGCGAGCATCGAAATTTAAGTACTACAAACCCTGTCTCAAACATTATTTGAATAAACAGGTAAAAAGTAAATTCGCATTAGTACCGGCACCAGAGTGGGAGATTGCTACATTCCTTCCGACAGCACAATTCCGTAAGGCGAACTCTAAGAAAGTCTACGCAGACTCTAAGAAAATGATAGGTGGATAACCAATGGCATCAATAGAAGATTTAAAGAGTAGACTTATTAGTCGAGGCGGACTAGCGTCTGCTAACCAGTTTGGTGTGGTACTACCATCAAAAGTAGGTATCACTAAATTAAGTGGCGCTAAGAATAATAACATATTGTGTAAAAGCGCAACGTTGCCTGGCAGACAAATTACTACACTAGATAGACAAATTGGTCTGTATAGTGAAAAGATTGCCAATGGATTCCTCGTAGAAGATGTTACGTTGACCTTCCATCTTCTGAACGATTATAGTGTTCGTAAATATTTTGATAAATGGTTGGGAGCAATGGTAGGGCATATGACACCCACTCCCCCCAAAGAACCTAAACCTCCCGCAGAAGGCGAAGAAGCTAAACCACCAGCACCAAAACCTTTATCGAGGGGTGCCATCGGGTGGAAGGACGATTACGTTGCGGACATTATAATACATCAATTAAAAAAACCACAGGTTCGTGTGGGGTTCGACCTAGGGCCTTTAGATATTAATCTAGACCTACTGGGAGGTACCGTGTACAGTGTTAAACTGATAGACGCTTTCCCGACAAACGTATCAACTATTCAATTGAGTGATGACCTCGACGGATTAGTAGAAGTAACTGTTACATTTTCATACACCAACTGGGAGCCCTTTAAGGCTGACAAAGTAGGGTTATTCTCTGCTGACATCAATCTTAATTTCGGCGGCTTAATTTAAATTATAGGATTTATAATGGCATTACCAAAACTGAATGACACACCAAAATATCGCGTTACCGTACCATCTACAGGTCAGGAAGTTAGTTACCGACCTTTCCTAGTAAAGGAACAGAAGATGTTGCTGATCGCATCTGAGACGCAAGATAGAGTGGATATGGTTAAATCAATCATCAACACTATCAATGCGTGTACTACAGAAGACATCAAGGGAGAACTAACTACCTTTGATGTAGACTACCTATTCACTAAGATTCGGTCAAAATCCGTAGGTGAGACAAGTACATTATTAATTTCATGTACCGAATGTGAAATGAATAACGAAGTTGTGGTTGAACTCGATAAGATAGAAGTTGAGGGAGTGGCCACCGATGTTAAAATCAATATCACTGACGACATTGTTCTTGAAATGAGATACCCGACATACGAAGACTTTATGAAAAATGAGAAACTTCTACATGGTACGAGTGCTACAGAATCTCTACTAGAGTTGCTTATCACATGTATAGCGACTATATGTACCGAAGAAGAACGATACTCGACCAAAGATTCGACTAGAGAAGAACTAATTGATTTTATAGACTCAATGACAGCACAACAGTTCGAGACAATTTCGACATTTGTAAATGATATGCCCACACTTAAAGAAGAAGTTAAATTTACGTGTGCGCAGTGTAATACAGAGAACTCTAAAGTTCTAGAAGGCATAGATGATTTTTTTTGATTAATCTCTCTCATGACACGTTGGTAAATTACTACCAAGTTAACTTCCAACTGTTAAACAACTTCAACTACTCATTGAGTGATGTTGAAGAAATGTTGCCTTGGGAGAGAGAGATTTATTTGACCATGTTGATTGACGACCTAAAAGAAAAAAGAGAAAGAGCACAACAGCAGGGATAACCCATGATTGAAACATTAATAGAGCACCTAAAATCACAGAATAATACTCTGGATAGTGTTAACACTAACCTTACGAGTATGAACAGTTCTTTAGCGACAATGATTCTGAGTGACCGGAAGGACGAACTTCGTCGCCGTGAAGCAGATGATGATGCTAAAAGAGCAGCGAGTGCTGCCTCCCGAACAACCAGTACTGCCGGTGGTGGTGGTAGTAAAAAAGGTGGTGGCGGTGGTAGATTTTCGGGTTTTGGTGGTGTTCTAGGTGGATTTGGTGCGGGTACGTTGGCAGGTGGGGCAACAAGTTTATTAGGTAGAGCTGCCCTGGCAGGTGGTTTGGCTGCGGGTGCCGACAATATTGCTAGTTATGTTCAAGAACAGACTGGTTCAAGTGACCTCGCTGATGCCGCGCATCGAGCAACAAAACTGGGGTCATTCGGTCTTCTTTTGGGTACGCGTTTTGCTTTACTGGGTGCGGTAGGTGGAGCCCTTGCTACTCCCGAAGTTATATCAGAACTTGAAAAGTTGGGAGACAAGGCAGCAGGACTGAAAGAGCCTTTGATGAAATTCACAGGTGCTCTACCTTCATTGAACGACGCACTTTCTAAAGTGACTGAAACCGTGGTAGGGACTTTAAGTTTTATTAATTCAGCAATCGAGGGAGACGTGCCCGCTGCTTTAGACAAGGTCGACGAAGCGGCAGTATTGGCTCTTGGTGTTAAAGGAGGTATGGACGCTAACAAGAATAAGGAGAAACTTACTAGAGCAGGTCGAAGAGCTGCGCAAAATGCTCGGCAGGCAGCAATCAAGGCAAAAAAAGTTACTTCACCAGTATCAGAAATGGAGTTCTCTAAAAGTCAACGTCAACAATTTAATTCTGAAACTGCTAAGGGTTTGAGTGACAAGGAAATTAAAGCTTTGGAGCTAGATGGACTCAAGGTAGATAAAACTACCGGTAGTATCTCTAAGGTCGGTGGTGAATTTGTAAGTGCTGATAAGGTAGATGAATTATTTGCTAAGAATGAAATCAAAACGTCAACCCAAAGTCTCAGTGCTAAAAACTTTATAGATGAACTTAATGGTAAAGCGGCAGCGAAATACGGTAAGTTTGGTAAGGCATTATCCTTCTTAAAGAAAGTTCCGGCATTGGGTTCTTTAATAAGTGGTGGAATAATAGCAAATATTTTAATGGATGAGACCACATCTACGAAAGAAAAAGCGGCATTGCTTAGTAAAGAATTGGGTAGCATAGGTGGCGCAGCTCTTGGTGGCGCAGTTGGTGGTTTGATAGGAACCTTAGGCATGCCCGGCATAGGTACTCTTACTGGAGGTGTATTGGGTGCTTTAGCTGGTTCGTGGTCAGGAGAGGAATTGGGAGAAAAGTTTGCCAATTGGATGTTAGGTGTAGACGATTCAGCATCAGAACCCTCAGAACCTGTGGCAGCAGCCGGTGGAAATAAAAGACGACGAGGTGCTGGTGCCAAACCTTCTCAGGTTAGTAGTAGTGTCACGTCAGCACCGTATCCTCAGTCTGGTGTTAAGGTTGCGACAGCATCTAGTGATATGTTTGCCGCTCAGGCGCAACAAAATATCGTGGTGGTAGACAATAGTAATGTCAGTAATAATGTCAGCACTCAGGCAGGTGATGTTAGTTTCAGCGGAACCACTGGTTTCGACTTCTATGACCCAATGATGGGTTCTAGAACTGCATAAAAAAAAGGGGGAACTTTCGTTCCCCCCGAATCCAAATATCTGGATTAATCTTCAGCAGCCATCTTCGCGAAATACGACAGAGTATCATCAGTCGATTCGGCGACAGGCGCCTCGGCAGCAGGAGCTGATACAACCGTTGGTTCTGACGCTGAACGAATTGGAGCAGCTTCTGCCGATTGGGCAAGTGCTTCATTCTTCAGAGTAGCACCGTTTCCAGTTGCTACTCCTAGGACAGTATCCAACTTAGCCTTCAAATCATCATAAGACTTGAACCAGTTCGCATCAAATGCGTTCGGGTAGTTTGGTACTTGGAACTCATTCAGGTCATACAAAGAGTTATAGGTGGATTCCAACCTAGTCTCGTCTGCCTCAAACAGAGCAGTAGGAGATTTGAAATCTGACTTATCATAGTTGCGGTATCCTGCGACATTACGAATCTTCAATTCGAAGTTCGCACCAGACCAGAAATCGAATGGATTGACCGGAGTCTCGCCAGGAAATTCTGGTTGCATCATATCCATGATCTTGTCAAAGATTTTCTTACCGAACTCGTAGATCATTACCTTGCCATTGTTGGCTGGGTTTGCGGGATCATTAACGACTAGGATGTTAGTAACGTAGTGTAGACGACGCTTCTGACGACGGGCAGTCTCTTTATCTTCTTCGATACCAGAGTTCCATAGACGAGAGTTTAACTCACCTAATGGGTCGTTCTGACCTAGTGTAGTCAATGAACGTTCGATGTACCACTGACCGGTTGGGCCTTTAAAGGCATGATCCCAATAACGTACCCACGGTAGGTCTTGACCTTCCATCGCGGGTAGAAAACGAATGATAGCGTAACCATTACCTGCTTCATCAACAGTAGGTTTCCACTTGCGGTCGTCTTGGTATTTGTTTGTGTTGGTTGCCTGACCGGATGCTTCGGTAGCAGCGGTAACAAGCTTTGAGATATCCATAGATTTGGATTTTAGATTTGCGAAAGACATAATATTTCCTTTAGTATTAGGATTACTTAAATATAAACAATGGTCGTATGAACAATGTATGTGATTGCCTCTAGGGCACTGCTATTTATAACACATCTAAAGTGTTAAGTTTTGGTAGAAAGTTTAACTGCCGAGCTTCTGCTTCGAGGTTTTCGATTATTGGGACAGTAAGATATTTTTTAATGTCCTCTACCTCTAGACCTTGAACTTCACAAAGATGAACTATAGTATCCATATAACTCATACGATGTTTGAATACGAACTCTTCTATGTTGCGAGAGAAGGTTTTCCTATCCAAAAAGTTGGCAGCGTTCTCTGCCTTTCTATTCATCCAGTACACCAACCGATAAAACATTCTCTACTTTAAAAGAGCGCCATGCTTGTTTATCGATTGCGAAAGCACGAATTACAGACTTGTTGACAGAGTAGTCAGCGTTAGTCTCGGATACTTTAGGTTGCTCGGTAACAGGTAATAAATTAGTCGCTAAGGTACAAGGCATTACTCGCGTCTCGCCATTAACCTTAGTGAACGTCACCTCTAGAATGTTTTTCTTGAGGGTATCCATAAGTGAATCATATTCGAATGTTTTAGAATCGGTCATATTCAGCGTCCTCTTCAGATACTTCGGCGTCGGCATGAACATACTTGAGAAAATCTTCGTTGCCGTCAAGCATTACAATAACGGTTTCAAGACACTTCAACACATTTTCCATGTTACCGATGACTTCATCATCTTTGGTTTCTTTTTGAGCTTCTTCAGCATAATCCTGTAGAGACTCGATGTACACGATACGTAAGAACTCACGTGAGATAAGAGTTACATCGTTTTTAGGGTATCGACCTAAGTCAATTAAGTTTGGTGATTCAGACATTAATTCCATTCCTCGTTAGTGTTTGCTTTATAAACATCATTAAAATGAGCATTGACATATTTGTCAGTGTCATGCCAACTAATGTTGGACTTATAGTCTTGGCGGTCTAACGCCGAAACTTCTTTCGCGAGCAGTAGATTAGACCTACGTACTTTTGAACTTTTCTGTACTCTGAGAGTAGCACGACGAATCATTGCGTATCTCATTACTTTATCTACAGCCATTATACATTAATCCTTATCTTGTGTCAAGTAAAATTTACCGGTCTTCTTAGCTTCCTTTTTACGGTCAACATGTACCGCAGCGACATTATACTTTCTAGCATACTTAGCAACTGGATTTGACTTTTTCATTTTGTCCTCAATCTTCATTTACGAGATCCGACCAACTCTTTAGTTTTATTCGTTTCTCTGCTGAATACAAATCTAGGTCGGTATAAGACACGAGGTCGTATTCTTGGCAAAGGTCGATCATACACTGAAGGTCACCGAGTTCTTTGGCGAACCGCTCAAGAGTGTCATGGTCTTGACCAAATCGTTTTAGTTTAGATGCCATCTGAATAACTTCAGCACACTCTTCCTGAAGAATCGTTAAGAGTTCAGTACAACTATCATTGTGTCTCAACATCTTAGAGTCCCATCAATGTGTTGTCGCGGAAATACAAACCGGTAGGTGGAGTTAACTTACCAAGCATTGCCCAGTCTTCTGCCTTTAACGCGGGGACATATTGTCCGTATTGGTCAGCAAACTCTTTACCCATCTCGTTGTATTCGTTAAGGTACTGAAGAGCTTCTGCGGCAGCAACTTTGGCATCCTTATTCTCAAAAGTCTTTTCATCATAACGGTTAGTCAGTTTTGGTTTAGCAACAAATTTAAACATAATATATTCTCTCTCAATCAATTAGGTGGCTATTATACTTCTTTCAGAAACAAATGTCAAGGGCTTATTTAGCTTTAGATTCTTTTAACTTCCTAAATTGCCATCTTAGAAACCATTTCATTCGCCGGAAGTACTCTTTCGAATCGTAGTCAGGGTATTTTCCGTCATACCCTTCACACTCTTCACAATGAAGTGTCCACTGTTTAAAACAAAATTCTCTGAAAGTCATTAGTAGTACCAGCTGTTGTAGTGTTCTGCTTCCGCAGTAGTAGGACGGGCGCAAGAGTAAGAAGAAGTCTTGAAACCACCGTAGTTGTCCAGACGTTTCTTCATCTCTTCGCCAATGAAAGAGTTGGGAACCGCACGAACATTCTGACAGTCATAACCTTCTGAACCTTTGACAGTCTGAGACGCAATCTCACGAACGATCACAGTCCGAGCAGTAGGTTTCGCAACAACTTGGTAGAGATCGACTTGAGTCTGTTCGTAACCCCAAGAGTCAACGAACAGGTCACCGACCTTAACGCCGGCGGCAAGTTCTGCTGCCTTGACTTTCTGCGCTTCTTTACGTTTTGCGCGATACTCGGTAACAGCGAGACGATTATCAATGAACTCTTGTTGCGCTTCATACATGCGTTCAACACTACGGTAACGAACGTGGTACTCAGTCTTGTAACCAAGACGGGCACGAGGAGCAAGACGGTCGCACTTGGCGATCATACGTTCTTCATCAATAGTAAGAATAAGGTCGTGTTTCGCGAACAACTCAATCATTTCATTTTTCATAATACATCTCTCTCAATCAATTAGGTAGCTATTATAACATAACTGGGAACAATGTCAAGGGCCCTAGCCAAAATAATTTAAATATTTTTCTCACGCAGGTGTCTTATTTTTGCTTCAACGATATCAAGAACACATAACTCAGTTCCCCCGATGTGCCACTTATAGAGTTCTCCGCCTCTACTTTTAACCCCACCGTCATAATCTTTCCAGTCATACACAGTGATCGGAGTTTCTTCTCCGTAGAAGTTATATCCAACGAACTCCCATTCGGTACAAATCTTATCTTCTACATCAAGCGCATCACGAAGATAGGTAGGTTCTCCAAGAACCTCGACTAACTCGTAGTAAGTGGCGTCAATGTAACCTTTTAAACTAGTCATCATAAAACCTCAAAAATAATAAATGGTGGGAGGAGCAGTGAACCGAAGTTCCTATTCCTGATTCCAGATGTCTCGGAGACAAGCAGTGAACCCCGAAGGTTCTTAATCAGGAGACCAGACCTCCCCATCAACAGTAGCTATTATACACGATTCAGCTACAAAAACAAGGGCTTTCTTAGAACAATTTGTTATATCAACCTAACTTCTTATTTCTTTTTAGTGGCAGGAGACTTCTTCTTAACGGGGGCCTTTGCGTTAAAGGTCTTTCGTTTGACAGTAGGTTTCTTAACAGTAGGTTTCTTCTCAGGTGTCTCTACGGGAGCCTTAACAGTTTTCCGCACCTTCCTTTTGGGTTTTGTCACAGTTTTCTTTGGTTGAGGAAACTTTTTAGACAGAAACTCATTGACTGATAACCCGCACGTTCTCAACTCCTTTATAAAACGTCTGTGGGAGTCCATGTCCCACCCGTGAGCGGGTTCCAAGAACTCACCGTAATGATCCATCACAATATCAGATAATCGCTCACACTCCAAGGTATCCTTGTCGTAGAGGTACCTAACCTTACGGTCGTAATTCAACTTAACAATCTTTTCCATTATGCCACCAACTGAACCCGACCATCAAACTCGGTTATACTCATCTCAAAGGGAACGATCATTTCAATACCAACTCGGTTAATATCGAACCGGTCAGAACCGCTGCGAGAGTCAGTCACATATACCTTGTAACCATGACACATAGGAACACCATTGTCGTAGAACATCTCACCCTTCTCAATAACACGACCTACCAGATAACTGTCGGGACGGCCGTCCATTGGTCGGAAGTCAAGCGCTTTAATCATATCACCAACATTCGCTACATTCTCAAATCTCAACATTATATTAAATCTCCTATCTCAGCTAATCGGTTGGTGATGCGTCGGTACTCACTTTTGTAGTACGTTTCGTTATAACACTCCGCAGCATCAATCAACATTACAAGGTCGTTCATCAAATCACCAATTTCACTATCAATCATTTGTAACCTCCCCACCTTACCCACGCATACTGAGGTTTCTGACAAAATTGTCCTATCTCATCAAAACCCAACACAGTGTATCCGTCTAAAGGATCGGTACCTGCTTCATACTCAACGAGATCCCAACCCGCTTTAAACAACTTGACTTCTTTGATATCTTCAATAAGGCGAACTTGCATAATATATTCTCTCTCAACTCAATTTGTACAGCTATTATACTTCTTTTAGAAACAAATGTCAAGGGCCTGAAGCTAAATAAATCAACAATTCCAGATATAAATCTTATCCTGTTTCTTCTTACCTTTCTTCAACGAGTCAACTTTCTGACCCATCTGTTGTTTGAGGTCTTCCTCATCATGACATACCGGTAACCCAAATGATACCGCATCCTCATACATTTTAGGTGATATGTTAAAACAGACGTGACCACCCGTCTTTATGTTATCGACGCATTTCTGCCAGAGAGGTATAAAGAATTCGGTGTAGAACTTCTCATCAGATTCCCAAGGTGTCATATGTTCATATATTTCTAAGTTAACATAAGGAGGGGAAGTAAGTACAAAGTCATAGTCCAGTTTACTGAAATCTACATCAAGAGCACTCTCCCAAATCATATCAAGTTTAGATTTGTCTTCGTCAGGGAACAGAGTGTTTTCAAGTCCGGACTCTTCGTTTAAGAATGTCATCATGTCATCATAGGCATCAACCATTTCCACGTTAGTATCGATACCCGTGTAATCAATCCCTAAACTCCACGCACCTAACATTCGACCACCCCATCCCGCTGTAGGGTCTAGTACACTCTTTGCGTTATACTTTCGATAAAGATACTTGGCGGTTGTTGCCTTAAACATGACAATCGAACCCAAGTTGATTCTAAAACATTCGAAGACATTACCGGCAGGTGTCCTACCTCCACGGTTTCGTTTCTTGGTAGAGTCAATCAGTTTGTCCCATTGCTCTTTGTCGCTGTGGATATCATAGATAGTTTTACCATCTTGACGTTTACACTTTAATAGGTTTTTTAATTGGAAGTGATATAGGAATGGATTGCCCGAGAAGTTATTAGAATTCGCTACGGCGTCGAATTTGTTGAGATTAAACAAATCCTTTCTGAGTCCTGCCACATCGATATTCTTATGATTCTCGATATCTTCGACTGTGACAGAATCCAAATGTAGATTGACTGGTTTTAATTCAACTTTAGACATTAAATAATCTTGATACCTTTTCTTCGGATAATGTGCGGTTTGCGTGTTTGAAGTAATCTGAGAACTTAGCACCACCAGACTGAGTCCACATGTTCCGTAGATAAAAGGCAAGACCTCTACCTTGGTAGTCGGCAGCCTTGAGTCTGGCATTAAATTCGGCAACTCGTTTCATACTTTCTTGTTCGAATTCCTCAATGATTCTTCGCTGCTCTTCGTTTACAATATCTTCGCCCATGTACATCGTAGTCTCATTAGACTTTTCTGAACAGAACAAGTAGACATAACCATCTTTAGGCAGCCCACCATTGTACATAGGAGCATTGTTTTTACTACTCTTACATTCTAATAGAACTACGGTATTGTCTACTTTAAATACGAAGTCCGGAGAGTTGTGTGTACCGGTGGGTTGGGTGAAGTATACATTGTCAGGAACACTATCATGGTGCTCACCTCGCAACAGAGCATCTCGGAAGTCAACGACACTAGTAAATCCTAGACTAGACGCTAGTTCTTTGAAGTCACTCTGAACTAATGAATTGCTCACTAGCACATCTTCTACGGCATCTTCGTGACTCGCTACATTGTGTACAGTACCGCTCACCGCCTGATAGTTTCTGAAGTAAGGTAATGCGATTAATTGATCGTGTATTGCTTTTGATAGATTCATAGTATACTCTCTCACTCAATTAAGTAGCCATTATAACACATGTTTCGATTACTTGTCAATACATTTATCACTTACACGCTAAATAAATTTCTCTCTCAGTACCATACGCCTCGTGCTCCCAAGGATGGTCTCTATAGGCAACTCCAACATACTCAACACCATCAAAGGTCTGCTTCGTAGTCAGACAAGTCTCGCCATCATCGTTTGTTCTCAAAACGAATCCATTATTGATCAGTCGACCAGATGCCATCTGTTTTGCGTGAACCATTTCGTGGGCAATATTTACCATCAGATCTTCCATAGGGATTCTACCTTCAGAATCACTGCGAGCAAGTTCAATAAAAACCTCTTCATCATCACCGTTACAGTAACCACCGGCATCACCATCACAACGGGGTTTGAAGTCTAAGTCAAACAAACATTCTTCAAACTCATCCAGACCTAAGTGACTGTACACTCGACCTACGTAGTCTACCAGCTTCTGACTGGTAGTACCCTGAACAATCATGTTATACATTATAATGTAATCTCAATTCGTTCTGTAGGAGGATTCAACTCTCTGAACCCTTTAGACTCAAGAATCTCACGAACACGTTCACGGTCAAGAGTGTCACCGCCACCCCAATGATCAGCAATGTCCATACACTTGACAGCGTACTCAAGGATAGCTTCTTGGATATCAGGGATACCACACCCAAGGTCGTATATGCCATCTTTGCCATAGAACAAGTGGACATAGTCACGGAAGTCATTTAACGCAGCAGGAAAATTCATAATCATCTCTCTCTCAATCAATTAGGTAGCTATTATAACATAACTGGACACAGAGTCAATAGCCTACTTAGAACTATTAAGCATATCGATATGCGCTTTTATTTCTTTTCGGTTTAACTTGCGAAACTTGCGTCGTGATACACCCCAAGATTTCAGGGGAGCGGTGAATACCTGAAGGATTCCGGTATTGCGAGGAACGTAACCTATGAGGTCAGTGCCTTTGGTTACATAAGTGTGGTTAGGTACATAATCATAAGTACCCCAGTCAGTAATTTCTTCGCGCCACATAAAGTGACAGGCATCTTCATACGTCATCAACTAATCTCCAACATTCATAATATCTTCTAATACTAGATAGGACACCATAATAGTCATCCTGATTATCTGTGCTAAACGCTAACCACATCACCAATATGACACGGGCGAAAAACATTCTCATGACATCCACTCAGGGGTCACCGCATTTTTCCAAGTAGCAAAGGCACTCTTCTCTTCACGATAGTAGTTACGATACCCGTCAACTACATCATCGCGTTTACAATGGTCAGGCATACACTGCGGCATCACTGATTCATGTGCGGTCTGTTTGATATTCTTAGGTGCGAGCCACAACATGGAACCTAAATCTGTATAGGTCTTATGAACACGTCCATAACGACGTTCGTATTCTTTGGCAGTTGCCTGAAAGTGTTTGTACAACCAACGATAGTTCTTGTCATTCTCACGACACCAGATGTTTGATGGGTGATTCACGTGAGATGCTTTATATAAAAGTCTCTCTATCGCGTCACCCGCAAGTCGCCAACGTTTGATGTTACGACCATTCTTAGTCTTATCGGTGTACTGTTCGCCATCAAGTATACGGTGCGCAGTAGAGAGTAACTGACCATACTCAGTGACCATCTTGACTACGTGCTTGTCGCACATCAACTGCGCGGCCTGTACTGGATCGTTATCTAACTTAAAAATGTTCAATCGTCATCTCCCATATTTTTAATTTCTAACCAGATGGCCATGAGTATAGAGATACCTACTAAGCCAAGAACCTCACTAAGCGTGAACGATAAAAGAGTATCAATAAGCATATTTTTCTCCGTAGATTTCACCGAACACTACATCAACTTCTTGGGCAGTCAGAGTATCGTCAACAACAATACAATCGACATCACCGTTAAGCAATAGAAACTCCATCTTGTTAACAAACACATCCTTCGTGGGGTTGTAGTAGTAGGTCATGGTGTTCTCAGTCTTATTCTTATAAACGGTCATAGGGAGATCCATTACACAGTTACCTCAGTATTGAAGATTTCACGCTCTTGGTACATACCAGTCACCTCGGTACTTTCTTTACGGACAACAACATAGGTATTTTCATACCCATAACTTTCGAGTTGCTGTTGGTAAACGAACGCGGTTTGGCGATCATAACATGGGGTGAAGAAACCAGCAAGTGGTTTGTCGGTCTCGGCACATCGAACAACATAGGTAATCTCTGACATAATCTTCTCTCTCTTCTCAATTTGTACAGCCATTATACTTCTTTTAGAAACAAAAGTCAAGGGCCTACGCTAAATTAATTTTAATAACATTTAGATTGGACATGGCATCACTATCGAGAAAGTGTCTGTCCATAGGTTCAGGGCCGGTGGCAATACTGTAGTAGTCAATACCATCACCTGTAAGGTCTTCATGAACAAACGCTATCTGACCTGAAAGGACACCACGAGGAGTGTCCCATTGAATTGTGTCACCAACTGAACCGTACATTATGCTCTCCTCTTACGTGGTTTAAAACCTAGATATTCCATCGCTGCCAGCGGAGAGGATTCTTCACTCAACTCGATATAATCTTCAACTGAAGTAGTCTTACAAAGGAAGTTAACCCACGACTTCCAAGGTTTAGAACCGTACTTGAATCGCGCAATGAAAGTTGGTTGTGGCTTACCGTGCCAAGATGGGTGGCAGTCAGGTCTTGCTACTTCCATGTTGACAGACTTAGTGTGACGACCCTGATACATTAGGTACATACCGTCCCAAGTGAATTCTTCTTTGTTGAATCTAGTCATAATCATTTACTCTCTTATCTCAATTTGTACAACCATTATACAATACTTCTTTTGAAAACACCAGTGGTAAACGTGACCAACCGAGAAGTGTTGGTCATCAGATATTTACGCTACCATTTCCGCGAAACAAATTCCCGTAGATAGGTTCTCTACCTCCAGATGTTCCATCGCGTTACTGTTTAGTGACACAGTAGTTTTCTCAGTTCGGACAATATAGAAGTCAGCGTTAACTTTTTCAGAAGCAGTCGGAAGGTCACGGTGAATAAATGATACAGTACCCTCTTGGGTCTGCAATCCAGTTCTCCAACGAATAGTTTGACCGACTCTAGCAAACTTCGAATGATAGACAATGGTGTCCATCTTAGCATGAGCGACACATAACGAATTCGGATTCGGGAAAGTATCTTGCGCTTCATACGCTTGCAACTTAGTTGCGTAAGGGCCCGCCTTGCGGAGATTGGTACTGATCGTCATAACATAAAACATAATATCACCTCTATCTAATAAGTCCCTATTATACTCGCGTTTAAAGCAATAGTCAATACTATTCGCCATTTATTTCATGAATAGTCCCTATCCATTCAATTGATATTCGTAGACCAGACCTTTCAAATTATAAATATCAGATACACTAATAATAAAAAAAACTAGGTGTAATATGATCGACCCTATAACGGCTGTGGCTATGGCGACATCTGCGTTCAAGACTGTTCAAAAAATGGTTGCTATGGGACGTGACGTGGAAGATACCTTTGGCCAGATGGGCAAGTGGTACTCAGCCGTGTCAGATTTCAACGAAGCTAAACGCAGAGCATTAAATCCTCCACTATTTCGAAAATTGGTAGATAGGACATCAGTAGAAGAAGAAGCTCTCAACACACTCATCCAAGAGAAAAAGATTCAGCAACAAGAAGCTGAACTAAGAAGTCTGTTAACTTACGCATATGGCCCATCTGGTTATCAAGAACTTATCGAGATGCGTAGAAAGATTCGCGAACAACGAGAAAAGACGATCTATGCTCAGGAACGTAAACGAAAGAATCTTATTAGTAACACGATAAACATTTCAATGATAGGTGCTCTTGGGTACTTCCTATATCTTTTAATTTCTTTCATGTACAGTATCTGGCCACAATGATACACGCATTCGTTCTGACAGTGATGTTAAAGGGAGTCATCGTATCTAATGATATGTACTTCGCTAGCATTAATGTGTGTCAAGAATATGCTCATGCTATAGTACACGGAAAACATACGAACGTCCATCATAACAATATGGTGGGCGCTTACTGTATACCGACCAAAGTCGATCCATCGACAATTACTCTCTACGTCAAGTAATTAATCCATCATTTCAAAAGGGAAACAATCGAGGAACAGTTCACGTTCTAGACGATACGCTTCTTTCTCCCATGGCTGGTTGGTGTAAGCATAGTTGTCAGCGTTACGACCTTTCCATTTCCAGACACCGACAGCAGTCAACTCACCGCGAAGGAACTGGCGAGCGTGAACCATCTCATGAGCGAGTGCCTGCATTTGTTTTAGGAATGACTGGTCACGTCTAGCGATCTGGATTTCAGCATAGTCCACGTCACCTTCACATAGACCTTGCGCAGAGTTATCAAGTTGAGTCTTGAACTTGATAGTGACCATTCGCGAAGTGAATCGGTGAATCTTCAACGCACCCATAAGACGGGCGACGTACTCTTCAACGATCTCTGGTTTGGCGTGACGACCTTCAATACTATACATAACGACTCTCTCAATCAGTTAGGTAGCTATTATACCACCACTAACTACATTATACAACCCCAAAATCATCTTTTTTTAGAACTATTTGGAATATAGTGTAGTGTTTTATGATCATCTGCGCATATTGGCGTGGTCTTTCGCCTCTTGAGCGTCAATTATGGGTACCGCATTACTCTTGTGCATAGTACTGATACCTTTGACTAGAGTACCGGTGTAGTTCATTCTTTCTTTCTTTTGGGTATCATGGATACCACTATCGAGGGATTTATAAACCGGAGTGTCCCTTCGGTAAGGTTCTGACCTCACTTCCATCGGTTCGAACTTAATAGGAGTCTTCTTCTTAGTTGTCCATGCGTTGTATTTCTTCTTTCGACCAGAAGCATATGTTCTCATATTACCGTGCATCATAAAAAACCTCACTTACTGTAACTACTAAATACATGTAACAGTGCTATACTATCCAACCCTGTTTGGAATAGAGATTATAACACACAAATAAGCTTCTGTCAAATTTATTTGAGTATAAATAACACCATGAAAGATTATAACTTCGATTTCGGGTTTACTGCTGTAGATGAGACTGAACTAGATGCTGTTCAGGAGGCACTCTGTGCCGCCAATGAGAATTCTACGACGGCCAGTGAACTCGAACAACGTTTAGACAATCTGTACAATGCGGTTCAACCACTACTATCTAACCTAAAGAAGAATCCTGAAAAGGAGTATATCTTATGGCCGAACCGTCTTGATAAGATTGAAGAATTTGAAACCCACATTCAAAACATTTACATAGGACACTAACCCAATGTTTTACAGCCCAAAAAAAGAACTCATCCTCCGTGACTTGAATGAAGATGGTTCAGCGTTTTATCAATTTGTATATGGTGGGGAAAAGGAATCACTTGCCCTTGAATTGAGCACTCAGTTAAAAACTATTCTTCACGAAGACGGAAAATATTTGGCATACCAGAACTCGGATGTGAACACAATAGAAGAAGTTCTCAATCGAGTACCAATGTTTCTTAACATGTTAAAGCATCGCGGATACAAAAATATCCTATATGTGGGCCATTTCAACGACGGTCAAACTAGCTGGATTCTAGACGAGTATGCTGACCGTACATTGGATGTGTTGCCTCCAGAACGTTCAGGACTGGGTTCTCAGATTGATCCTAATATCATCGTCCAGTTCCTACCATTGTTACACAAAGCATTCAACTACCGTGGGGGCTTTAAAGTAGCACGACCAACTCGACCACAGCACCGTGGCTTACTTTATTCCTTGTATGGTCTGAATGGTCTTCGAGGCCATATGGTTCAGGCATCTAGTCAGTACAGTCATGGTAACTTGGATTGGACTGTTGAGTCTACAGAAGAGAAATTTGATGCTGTAGTATTCTTAGGTTGTCCTAAGTATGATAACAGGGCGTTCTCTTTCAGAGAAGTATATGACCAATTTGCGCAATACTGTACTCCAGACTTTGAACTAGTCGACTTGTACTATGGTGCACCCGACGCTGGTAAGTGGGTAGGTGGTGAGAAGAAATCAACTGTTTCAGACATCGACGTAGCATTCACTACTCGTTCTCAATGGGATTCAGAAATTAAAGATGGTGGGGGTCGACCAGAAGAGGTCGAGAACTTCCGTCGTATGCTAACCGTATTTTAAGAATATCCCCGGCAAGGATAGGGGGAGCATTGCGCTCCCCTTTTTTTTATATCAGTAGTAATATAATTCCGGCGATACCACACCATATCAAAACATTAGGGTAAATCGTCCAGCACATTTTGAAATCACGTGCGGTTATCAACACAAATTCTTTTACTTTTGGTGCGTACTCTTCATATAATTCTTTTAGTTTGTCCTTCATAGTTTTTCTCCTACGACAACAGTAACATTGGTGGGTTTGATGAATTTTAACTTATCATGGCTATGATACACGAAAAACTCTGTTTTGTCAAACTCTTGGAAGAACTTTTGCCAAATAGGTCTCCAGTTACTTGCCATGCGGTGTACGTTCAGTGCGCTTCTATCACTCTGTAAGAAGTTATCAGTAAAACTGTCTAGGTTCATATCAAACATAGAGTCAAACCCGTACATGTGAACTTCCTTCGCCTGCATAACACGACACGCATAGTCTACCGCCATATGACCGCACGAATAGTTTGTGGCAGCATCTTCTAGTTTCTGACCCCTAAGTTGTGCGTACGTTGGTATGTAGGTGTGAAAACCCTTGATGTTCTGGGCATACTTCATGTAGAATGTGGGATTCTTTTCCATCCACCGACGAGGTCGCGTCCCTAGAATCCAGTCGTACATATCTAATTGTACTGACTGATCTTGTAGCGCAGTCATCATTTTGAAGTCTACCATACAAGAACCATAGACTTCTTCTTTATCTAGTGACATAGGGGGCATGTTACATACCAACAGCAGACCACTAGACCCACGTTCGAACATGGTTGCGTGATCTCCGTTACCTAAGACGTTAACTTTCATTTCAATATCCTACAGAATGTATTCTTTAGCGTGGTTTTCTTTAATCATGAGTTGATTGAGGTTTACTCCTTCGACCTCAATCTCTCCTAGTATACGTCCATACTTACCCGTCTTATGGGTTGTTAGTTTGACTTGTGTCCCTACTGGGGCATGTTCTTCGGCGAATCGTGCGGCCTCTTTCCCAAGAGACTTTTCGGCAAGATCTCTAGTGCGAGACTCAGGAGCATCAATACCCCATAAACGAATACGCTGATTACCATAAACAAGACCGAACCCAAGATCAATGTCAACGTCAACAGTGTCGCCATCAACCCATCTTTTAATTGTTGCGATATACACATACATTATTTTCTAAAACCTCGTGACTTGTCTAACGCACGTGAACCAAACCAAAACGAGATGATAGCGGCAAAGATTGCTTTAGTGTCATCGTCCCATAGTATAGCTATTGCGTTATTAAAGTCAACACCGTCCTCGGCGTTCATTGCGTTCATTAAGAGAGTAACCTCAATAACAGCAAAAAGTCCAAAGAAACTATATGTGATTATAGGGCGTACCGACTTCTGTAGTCCGGCAATGAACCCTGTACCTTGGTTGATTGAGATGTCATGTTCGATTAGTCGGGCATGCTCTTTATCTGCCGCCTGCGTCTCAAACATTTTCATATCGTGGTCGAATCCGGCAGCACGTAGTTCAGCCATCTTCTCCATCTTCTTTAATTCAAATTCGTTGTCTCTTTTAGACTTGAAGTGATCCGTTACCGCAGGGACAAGGGAACCCGTCAAACCTAATAGTGAACCTAATAATCCGCTTAACATTATATTATTCTCCTATTGGTGCCAGTAGTCTTTAACCCACTCCTGTGGCTCATATGTGCGCACGGGTGTGGTAATGGACTCTGACATAGATTGTATGATACTTGGTCTCCCGTGGAAACATATTATGGAAACGTCTTCTATGTTATCGGGGTACACTTCGTATTTATATGATTTTAACTCATCTGGGAATACTTGCTGTAGTAAGGTACGATTGGTTATAGTTTCGTTGAGGTATTCCCCATCTCCTCGGAACTCTTTTGTCACGATAACTCTTTTAAAGAAAAACTCTTTGTACACCCAATCCATACTTTCAGAGTCCCATGCCATGACACCACTCTGTAGTTTATCTTTTAGATGTGGTTGATGTTCATTCACATGACCTAGGTCTTCTATACCCATAAATCCACCGGTATAGTTTAGTAACCAGTCTATGTTGCCTACAATCAAAGTATCGAGGTCTAGGTATACCATCCTACCGTAGATATCTCCATCAAACAGTTGTAGTTTGTTCCACCAACCAGTAAGGCCTGGCTTCAGAAACTTGGTGTCGACACCATCTATATGTCTATCACTCAAACACACAAACTTATGACGTACCGTAGTGTTTCTTTCAACTCCAGCCTTCAGATTACGGACATAGTCTTCAGAGAACTTGTCTCCCCAAAGAACGCAGCATACTGTTACCATTAACTGGCTATCAACTTAATGTCGTCATAATCGATTACAGCGCACTGTATACCATCTAATTCTACTGCCATCGCTTTGCCCCAATCAAAGTAGATTGTACTACCCGCTGAGATAGTTTGATGTTGTGCGACTTCAATACTCATACTAACTACCGTGGCAGGTTTATGACCCGTAGGTTTTATTCCTGATATAATAAGACCACTAGCAGTCTTCGTGTCTTGTTCTTTTTGTGCGGTAACTAAAACGTTATTATGTAAAACTTTCATCATTTTTCCAATTTATAAAGAGAGGTAAAGTATTCACCCCTACCCCCTAATTTATATGTTTACTAACTACACTTCTGTTATATCATAGTTCGAGTCATAGTTATGTTTAGCGAGACATCCAGTGACATTCTGTATGGTGGTAAACGTATCTTGAGCCTCTGCCGACCACGGATAATACTCTTCCAGCCAATCAAAACGTTCTCTCGATAGATAAACATCTGTAGTCATTGCGTGAAGTGGAGCAGCGTCAATTAGTCGTTGAGCACCTTCGGGTGTTACGATATATGCGTGTGCGCCTGGAAAGTAAGGTTTAGATGTCAGTCGTCCCCAACCAGAGGAAGGTAGTAGGAATTTGCCGTACGAAGGTTTCCCTATGTTCCCCACATATTTTGGTAGTGTCGTGGGGATAGGATTGTTCACTACCGCGTCATGCTCAAAGATAACGAACGGTTCGTTTTGTTGAACACAGTTTTTCCACAGGGAGTAGTGAGAAAGGAATGCGGATAAAGAATTTTCTAGACGAGAGTAACGTCCTTGGAATCTACTGATAGGAATAACTTCACGGTTACATATACCTAGTATATCATCTTTAGGGGTGATTGCGTCAAACTTGACGACATCCAACCCGTAGTCTTTTGCTGTCTGTATACATCTGTCCGCGACTTGCTCGGACTTCTCATGGTCTTTGATTGTGATAACGAAAGCTTTCATAAAAATCTCATATAAAAAAGCGGACGTGGAGTCCGCTCTTTGAATTACTGTATACTAATACTTATACGTTATAGAAGTGTGCGTCTACGCTAGCAGCTTGTTCGCGTTCAATCCAGTCCGCATAAACGTCAACCTTTTCTAATAGATTGCTTCCAGAACCCTTACGCAAATTACGGATACCTGAATCATCAACAACCTTATTGATTGCTTCAAAATTTACTTGAACTTCTTTACGAATCTTACCGTAAGAGTCAGTAGTTTTAGGACTTAGGTGATCAATTACTTTAGTAAGAACTGTGTGAGTGTTTTCCACAAGATTCTCGTATGAAACGTCTAGAGCGTAGGTTAACAATTTAGAATCTCTATTGAACATATCGAGTAGAGAATAACCCATGTCTTCTTTCAAGAAGTCTTCGAAGGACATGCCTACTGAATACTCTCGCCATAGATGAGTTAACACATCTTTTTCGTCACGATGCATTCTAATAAAGTTGTGAGAAGTTAACTGGCCCGCCTCTAGAGCAAAGATAAAGCTGCCCATAGTACTAATGTCTGTCCACGGGCAGAACCCTAGACATGTACTTTGTAGGCTGTTCCACTGTACTTTTCGTGCGTTTACAGCATTTTGTAGATTAGAACCAAAATCTGCGCCTTCCACTTCGCGTAGATACATTCCATATAGGTTCTGTAATAGATCACCACCAGCTCCGGCAGCACCTACAACGAAAAAGTTGTCGGCAGTTCTTACTAAAATATTTTCCATTGAGATTAACTCTCCGTTACGGGTTTTTAAAAGATTACTGTTATTTATAAGATTTTATTGTCTGATATTACCTAATCACGGTAATCATTCAAATCGAACTTTGTGCCATGCATTTTCATGAGGTCTCGTTCGTGATTAGTGTACACCAATACTTCGGGGTCTTCGATCAAGAAGTCGCAACTCTTACAGAAATCTGGATAATCTCCGGTTCGGTGTTGTTCCCGTAGAGTCTCGTACTCTTCACCAAAAAAGATGTCTGCGATATTATCTTCGGAACAGTGACCAAGAACTGCCTCTTCATCTCGACCAAGAACCTGACAACATGGATGTACAGCACCGGTCTTCTTATCAAGACCACCGGCACGGATTACTACATCCGGAGAGAATGGTCGGCCACAAGTCTTGATCTTACCTTTACGTGCGTTATCACCAATATCCCAAGCGCCAGACCAGTTATGCATCTTCCATATCTCGGTCTTGACGCCTAGTTCATCAACCAAGGTCTTGTACTTCTCTAGTTCCTCGTCAATGTTATTGTTGTCTGTGATTAGGTGGTAGGTAGATACTACACAGTCCGAACCCGACTCTTTGACGTACGCAACCATCTCTTCGATGTTACGTCTAATCTGAGCGTAGTGTCCTCCTACTGCGTTGTACATCCACTTACTATAGTCTTGTTCGTCCGAACCGATGAATGAGAATCGATAGAAGTCCAGACCAGCATCAACACAATCTCTCATGTACTGACCTTCCATCTTAAATCCATTAGAGAAGATGAATGCCTTCGCACCGTACTTCTTCACTACCTTAATGTACTCCGGTAGGTTCTTAGCCATGGTGGCTTCACCCGAACCATCTAGGTTGACAACGTTCAATCCGTACTGCGCACAATCCGCAACGTACTTCTCGAACTCATCGAGTTTCATGATGCGGCGAAACCCTTTATGTCGTCCACCTTCACGTAAATCTTGTGGACACATAGAGCATGAATAGTTACATCCCCCCGCGACCTCGATTACTGCGCGATCAATCTGAAATGTTTCTCTAGTCATTTCCATAGTATTTTCTCACTCTTTTTTCAAAATTAACTGCTTTACGTTTAGTGTGTCCTAGAAGTACTTCTATATGTTCTAACCACCACCATACACTCTTGTCGGCATATGATATTTCGGTACGTAATCTTAACGCATGTGGAGTATGATATTTAGTCACTCCTTCAGAACTGATTACAGCAAGCGGCCGCTGAAAGTTCTTCGCAATATAGTGCCATATTCCATCGTAACACAAAACCAACCTTGAGGTTGAGATGAGATACATTGCTTCTGATACTGGAGTCCTGTATGATATCTCGTGACACTCAAACCCTTTGTCGCGCAACAACTGTATCGCCGTGTCCCAATCACTCTGAGTAAATAAACGTTTCCATGTTCTCGGTTTTTCTGCGTTCCAAGTAGGTCTCCAAAAGACTATGCGGTTATCTACTGTCTTTTGGAATGCGTCTTTTCGAAACAACCATTCATTATCAGGTATATCTCCACCCTCTTCGTCACTATATGCGCCAGACTCAAAAAAGAATCTCGCCTTGTCCCTTTGTATTGCGGCTACTCTACGTTCACCATTTGTTTCCAAAACAACATCATCGTCATACTTCCAGTCAGTATATCTTCCGGTGGAATTGAATATGTGATGAACCATAACCTTTTCTTTTTGGTGATAAAAGTTATGTATGTACTCTAGTCGTTCAATAATAGTTTCGGGGTCTTCGAAGTGGTGGTAGTAGTCTTCACCGTGCTCCCAATGGAACTCTAGGTTTACTTTGTCTAAGTTATTGTCGGCTACATGTTTATGGGCAGAATTTAGTGCCCACATAAAATCACCAACTCCAGGCGTCCCTCTCCAAGTGATTAACTCGGAGGTTAGTATTACTTCAGACGCCATCAACTGGAACTATTTTTTTTAGCACTTCGACCAGAGCTAGTAGATGTGTATAGTCCAAACCATGCGGCACCAGCACCAACTACCACAGATATGAGACCTGCCTGTGATGCGTTGGGTACCGGTATTAGCATGAACCATTTTACTGTTTCTATCAATAGATACATGTACACGCTGATAAAAGCGCGGGGGAAGATGCGGTAGGCATCTAATACCTCAGAAAAATCCAATAGGGGTTGAAACCTATTGACACTAGTTTCCTTAGTAGAGGTATTAAGTTCTACCTCCAGTTCAATCTTCTTTCTTATTGGTTGTACATCTTCGGTCATTAGAAAACCTTTACACCGTATTTTTGTTCCCACAACTCTGCGTCGTGCTCGTCATTGACCATAGGTCTGCCACGAATGTTCAATGATGTATTTAGTAACATTGGTACTCCAGTTCTTTCGTAATATTCTTCAATAACTTTACGGAATACCGACTCACAATCTTTTTTGACAATTTGGACACGAGCGGTGCCATCTACGTGAGTGACAGGCGCATAGTCGTGTTTCGCAATTGACGTAAACTGCATATACTCGTTCATAGGCCCTTCGAAGTATTCATCTGCGAACTCTTCTAGGATAGCTGGTGCGAATGGACGATATTTCTGTCGACGTTTAATCGTGTTGACAGTGTCCTGTATATCGAATCGTACGTCCGCGATTAAAGAGCGATTACCAAGTGCACGAGGGCCAAACTCAGCACGGCCATTAGCGATTCCGCAGTACTTGTGACTAAGAAGATGGTCGACAACTTCAGTCGGGTTAATAGGTCGTTGTATATCATATCCACTATATGGACTCCATATTAGTTTATCTTTACCAGTTGCTTTTGCCCAAGACATCGCAGCAGTACCCAGACCAGAACCAGCATCTGTTGGCGAACACGCAATGTGGACTTCATCGAACAATTCAAATAGACGTGAGTTGATTACAACGTTCTGCGCACAACCCCCAGAGTAACATAGTTTCTTACCATATTTAGCAGCTTCGGTCATAATCTGCATAATCGCATAATCAGCGAAGTCTTGTACAGCACGTGCGGCAACTTTGTCTTCTACCGCTTTCACCTTCGCACGTAACTTTTCACGAAACATTACGCGATCTTGTTCACGTTTAGAGGTTTTGATATCACCGACTGAGATACCTTCCGCAAGTTCTGGAGCAAGGTCTTCTAGGTCTTCCCACCATGAAATCAACCAGTCGGTAATCGCCTTAGACTCAGGTGAAGTGGCATGGTACGCAGAGAGTCCCATAACAACGTATTCATCTTCGAGTGGACGTAGTCCAAGGAACTTGGTAACTGTCGTGTAGACGAGACCAACGGACTTAGGGTATTGCCATTCTTTGATGAGATTAAAGTTGCTATCCATGATGGTAGCACACTGTAACTCACCGACACCGTCGATTGACACAAGGACTGTATCATGTTTGTCGTCCCACGGACGCGTGTAGAATGCGGCCGCACAATGTGACTCGTGGTGCATATGGTTGACATCGTACGTCAGACTATCGGGAATAAGCATACGACCGAATGTTTCTTCTGCGGTTTCCGGTCGTTTAGCTAAATGGTCGGTGCTTCCTTTTACTCCAGTCCCTCCGCGCATATCGAACTTAACCGTATGGTCTTCATAGAATGATACATGGTCTTCATCTGATACCATATCCCAGAGTTCATCGGGGATAAGAGGATCATTCTTCTTCTTAGAATATCGTTCGCCGTGAGTAGCGAAATCTACCTTACCTGACTCATCAATGATCGCAAAACCACTGTCGTGATAGTGCTCACTAAACCCTACATACTTCATCATTCACCCTTGAATACTATTAAATTTTTATTTATACAAACACTAAAAGGGTCGGATTACCCAGTAATAATATTGTAAATTTCTTTCCAGTTCTGTACGCGAGTCGCATGACCTTCATAATCCGCATTATTATTATGTGCCATTAAGATAGATTGTAGACCCACTCGAAATCCAACATCCGCATTTTCTGGTTTATCTTCGACCCAGAAACATTCAGTTCCAAGATAATCTAATAGTACTTCATCTTTATCCGCACCACAGTCGAGGTAAACAAACTTCTCGAAGGCACCGGGCCCAAACAACTCAATCAAGTTCTTTGTACGTAAGTACTGAGAATAGTGGTTATCACTCAGACTAGTGATTGCGTGGAACACATATCCGTGGTCTGAATGTAACTTCTTAATATACTTGACCGCATCACGCAATGGTGGTAACTTTCGTATGTTGGCAGATTCGTTAAACATACGAACTAACATTTTGGCAAATGGTTTCTCTAAACCGTATTGCTCGGCAACATCATACACTTCAGGTTTATGTTGAGTAAAACCGTGACGAGTCATCCATTGGTCGAATGCGTACATCCAATCTAATAAGACACCATCACAGTCAACTAAAATTACTTTATCTTTCTTCATTATAATACACCATCTCTCACATCTTTCATTATATAAAATACTTCTTCTTCTGTATACCCCAACTCTACTAATAACTCTCTTTTGAGGGCACTCCAATCAGGATTCTCTGCGTCATATATGTAACGTCTTATCGTTTGGGCAATAATTGAGTCTTCATACTCCATAAAAAAACCTCTCTGTTCATTCAAATACCTAGGTATTATACAATAAATCAGAGAGGCTGTCAAGGCTTATTTTGAAAATATCTTAACTAATTTCGTTTATCCGTGTACGTAGAGTCTGTATCATTGCTATATTCTTAGCAATAGCGTATAACATAGGATTCCCGTTATCGATATCATTCATGTCATCCAGACATTTACTATACTCTTCATCTAATATAGCCAATACCGTATCTTTGTCTATCATGGTATTAATGCTCTTTCCCACGGCATCTCCTTAAACCTTCGATCATTCCAGTGCCTGACCATGTCGACCTTCCACTCACCACCGGTATAGTGACAGAACCTAGCAATATCAAAGAACTTCTCTTCGGTGGCGTAGTGCGGACTGTCGTTCCACGACTGGTCAATGGTCTCTACATCAAAGTCATGTTTCATCAACTGTGCTGAGATGTACGGTTGGTCATTCATGATTGACATATGGAAGTCTCCAGTATAACACCAATCTTCCCACTTGTCAAACAATTTACGCGCTTTGAGCCGTGCCTCTTTAGTCCATATGACAACACCCGTATTCATGATAAGTATCTTAGACGGACGATTAGGCGGCATCACGGGGACGATAGGACAGTCGTGCATCTCAAACTTACGAGCAAAGTCACGATATGTAGATTCTTTATAATCCCAAGAGTTATAACCACCACCATTTGCGGTAACGAAGTCTGACTCTAGTACGCCATAGACTTCGGCACCACTTTGAGTATGGTCGAAAATATCTTCTTTGGTGTTTACTACAATGTCTGTATCAACGAATAGTACATCGTCATACTGATCAAACATGGGGTCTAACCAGATACGTGCGCACTCATGTAATAGAGAAGTTGAACACCCATGTCCCTTGGTAGCGACACGTTCATCAGAATAGATATGATCTGCGCCAATATGTTTGGCATAATGTTCGAAGGACTTACGAGAGATACTTGCTACTTCTTTATATAAAGAAGAACGTGTTCCATCCCATCCTTTAATATCACCACGTGCGTCTACCGCATCGCTTACAATCATGTATTGAAATATTGCGTTCTTAGACATTTTCTAACCTTACCATTAATCGTTCGGCACGATTTGTCACTTGCTTGTGCCAACGCGAATCCCTACCTTCAATAGCAGCGGTTTTCCAATCACCATTATTAATTGCGGTATTCATGTTCTTGAATTGGCTCAGTCTCGGTCGACCCATATTAAACATCATGTTAACCAAGATTTGTTGGACTTCGTCTGGTAGACAAGAGAACCCGTCTCCGTATAGTACAGTGCATTCGGAGATTGCTGTGTCGAGGTCTTGGTCGAATGCCTCAGCAACTCTTTCTGGGGAAACTTGTGTTCCGACCTTAGCGCCGAACTCGCCGTCACTTTCCTTGATAAGGTGACCCACGCCGAACGTAGGATAGTTGAGGTGGTCGAGGTAAACCTCATAGACAACTCCTTCATCAATTTTCAGTTGCTCAAATACTTCTTCGCGATTCATATTATTAATACTCTATGTTTTGATGGTATTATCTTTACCAGATGTTTTCTTGATATGTTTTAGATGTTCCTGCCAACCAGCACCAGCCATAGTAAGCGCAGACTTGGTACCTGATACTATAGCAGGTACGGAACCTTGTGGATAGTAGCGTTCCCAATCGGGATTGTCTTTACGCCAATCGTCATATTGGGAAATCCGGAGAAACACACTTTGTGTCTCTCCGCTTTCGTTGTGCTTGAAATCATAATTTGGCATAATGTGACCATCCTATATTTTAATCAATCGATACGACAAGAATCTCACTCATACGTTCTTGAAGAGATGCGTCACCTCCTTATCAGTAAGTTAAATAACTCTGGATTGCGTTCGATGTTCGATAACTCGTTCGCTCTGATAATGAATTTCTTCGTCGCAATGATGCGACATATAACTGCTTCTCTAAATTTAACATATGATACTCCTAAGTAAGTTTAAGTTTCAGATCATAATTAAGATTTGATTAGGGATGGGTATGCCTCCTGTACTAGTTTTTTGGTTAAAAATTTAACGGGGGTTTTCTTATTCGTCATACTTACGACAAATTCTGCGTCTTCGGGGTGAATAGATTCTAGCGTCTGAACATAGATGCTTTCGCGTCTGTATGCTGGGAGGTCATCGCCAGCCCCACCCTTGACGAACAACCCGAATCGTTTGTGTAACTTCAACAAAGTCGAAGGTACTGACTCAGGTTTGTTTGGAGTGAACGGAGGTCTACCTTCAGGTAGGTTAAATACTAGAGTGTCATCATAGGTACCTCGAAGGATATCCTTAAACGCTCCGACGGATGCGTATTTTTCCAATACTGCTAATCGACTTTGTTTATTGGTTGCTTTAGAGAACTCTTCGAATATTTCGTAGACTTGTCTTCGTCGTTGTTGCGTTTGTGCCATGATCTATACCTTACTGATTAAATAACATTGATATGTCGCTTTACCGATAACTATCTCTTCTTTGTTCTTACAACTCTCTAGTAAGTTGCTTAAGACAAAATCGTATCGTTGTACAAGCAATTGATGCTCGATATCTTTTTGATTCGATAGTAGTATATATTCATTTTTTATCGATACTGCTACAGAAGCCCAGACTAGTGAATATATAGTCAACAAAATTAATGCGGTACTTAGTTTAATTTTCATAATAGACATCTTTTATTATCTATTTATCTAATTACCTAAATTCAACCGCCATAATTAATATCCGCCTTTATTAAACCAACCCTTACCTTTGAGTTGGAAACCATTTCCAGGCACGATTATCTTATCAAGTGTCTTTTTCTCGCATACAGGACATTCAGTTAACTTATCGTCCGACATACTTTGACGTATGTCGAACTGGTGTTCACACTCTTTACATTTATACGTATAGGTCGGCATTATCTAAACGTTACCCTATCCCATTCTTCGGGACTCGCATCATTAAGTCTTCGACCAGAATCATGTAGATCCTCAGATGTTTGGGAATAACGTTCATCAGCAACAGGTTCTTCATCCTTAAACATTGCTTCGAGATTAGACAGCATGGAATCAATAGTATTTCTAGACCGAAGAGCCTCCTTCTCATAGTCGTAATACTCACCGAGACTCTCTTCGTATGCTCTCCACAATCTCTCAAATTTTACTGAGTATAATTCCTTAACACCCAACATCAGATTCATAATCTTGTCAGCATGTTCTGGTTTCATACCAGTAAAGAACTCATCATCTCCAAAGTATTGGAGTAAAACGTCGACATCATCTACCACTCTCCAGCAGTCCATGATTTCGGTTTCTACCTTTTGTATTTTATTAGTCATTTTGGACTCCAAATAGTACTGTTTTCAAATCAGGTTCACTGAAAGTCGGCGGTTTCATAATCTTGCCAGTTTCTGGATTGCGCACAGCAACACCATCGACAAACTTGCTCATGTTAGATCGTTTGACCTCCTGCCAGACATCATTAAAATCGATATCAAGACTTGATGCCATACCCATGATAACCCACACCATGTCCGCCAAAGCATCAGCAACCTCTACAACATCGCCTGCGTTGTACGCCTCTAAACACTCAATATACTCTTCAGTAATCAAATCCATATACAATTGAATCTGGTCATGGTTTTCATTTGGAGTAGCATAAAGATGTGGGCCTGATAATTCGCACGGAATTTCCTGACCACCAATCATCATAAACTGTTCTACATCGTCCTGATAAGTAGTGTCCTTGTTCATCGCCTGTTGGAAATGAAGGAGATCGAGTTTACGACCTTGCGTAGTACGTTTATCTTCTTTTGGGGTTTCCATATTGTTCATTGCCTGTTTAATAATTTATATGTGAAGTATACACGATTATAGTCTGGGTGTCAAGTCTTACCAAGGCGTCTTAATTTTCTTGAATGGTTTGGAGATTGCGTCTCCCGCTTTCTTTCCGGTATCAACAACAGCATTACCCGCATTGTTGATTGGTTGCGCAACTTGCTCGACCGCTTTAGTAGTTTCTTTTACCACTGTGTTAGCACCGTCGACAACTGCTTCTTGTGCTGGTTTGGTATCTACTGAAACACTGGCATCAACATCAACACCAACGATTAGAGCAACTTTACCATCAACACCAATAGTAGCAACACCATCATCCATAGTGGCACCTCCACTAACGTTACCACCTACTTGTGCGCCCGCACTTACACCTGCGCCTACTTGTCCACCATTGCCGCTATCATCGTATGCGCCAGTGGATGCTCCAACACCAACACTTGCTCCGGCGACCGCTCCCGCATGTCCTTCGACACCATCTGCTCCGACACTACCGCCTACGCCTGCTTTTGCTTCAGTTTTTGCTCCCGCAGACACACCTGTAGTAATTGTCACGTCACCAACATCTGTTGACACATCTGCTCCCGCTTCTACACTCGCACCTGCGGAAACGCCTGCTTCAGCTGTCGCATTACGTCCATCAAATCCCGCCTCAGCACCTGCGTCAATATGTACTTCTGCCTGTGCGTGTTGACCAGTTTCCACATCACCGAATCCATCGATACGAGTTTCCTGATTCGCCTCTGCTCCGGCATGTGCTTCAACGCCTGCGCCAGCACTTACGCTGCTATCTGTTTGTTCGGTACCTACTGATGCACTAGCACCTGCTTGATCATTTCCTGCTTTTACTTCTTCGGACATTCTGTTTCTCCAATTAGTGTAATATATTGAATATCTTTTTGTTGTTTGATTTGTTCTATTTGTAAACTTCTCACTGACTCTGAGTTTTCGTGAATAATTTTACTAGAGTTTTGAATATGTATCTCCAATTTACCTATCTTAGCTAAAAGAGAATCTACTTTGATTTCGTAACGTACGACAACACTGGTCATCGCAACTACTGCCACAATAACAGAAATGATAGTTTTTAAACTTATTTGTATCTCAGTATTGTCGTCTATCATCTATGAGTCGTCCTGCGTAATAAAGATTTTGAGGGTGCGATTATCGTCTTGTAGACTGTATTGAACACTTTCATTTTCACGTAAGTAACGAACGTAGGTACGGCCTTCGCAGTCTATCACTTCAAATCTATTGATGTTATTCATTTCATTAGGGGTCATCATCTTAGTAGCTCCTTCCAATCCTTACAAGTTCTTTTGTCATCAGGTTCCACCAGTTCGACTTTAACATCCCCTGAAGTTCCTTCACTAACTTCCTGCATTTGTTTCCATATACCGGCAGTATTCATTCTCAGACATTCCTGAGTCTTGTCGCATATGTATCGACTACCACTACCACCAATAAAGATAAAAGAATCAGCGGTCTCTTCAACGTCAACGATACCACTGTTCAGTCTCCAAGAGTCGCCATCGAGATAACCACCTGACCAACCACCGAGCACTTTGTAAAAGACTTTTTCTTTTCGTCCGTAACCAGTGTTGCCACTTTTTACTTGTTGGGTAAATTTAATGACAACCCAATTGTTTGGTGTATAGTCACTCATCATTTCTCTCCGTGCGCGGCATCCCATTCACCAAATATTTCTGGCGCCTGTTCGGCGGCTTGTTCCATGTAGTACTCGCCTGGATAATGTTTCAAACAATGATATGCTTCTTTACGTACTTCGGACGGAACCCTAGGAGTCTTCTTAGGATCCATTAAATCAACTAGGAACTGCCGCGTGTTATTTACCGCCCGCCTGCGTTCATTCGGCATAGTCATTATTCAGGCACTTTCCAGTAAGACAAGATTCGCTCGTACGCATCAATATCCTTGCGGAGTTCTTCTTTGTCTAATTCAGGGTCGTTTACCACATGTATATTGACATTAACGCCTTTATCGTAACTCGCTAAATCTTTACGGGCCCACTCCAAACTCTGAGAGAGTTCAGCTAACATAATCCGTTCAATCGAATCGTCTGATATTTCAATTTTCATTTGTCTTCCTCGTCTTCAATTTTATTACCATAGTAATCATGCGTACCTTCACGGTACTGTCGTCTGCGTTCGCTGAGCATCTCGGTAGATGTCATCACCACCATGAGACCTAACACTACTAGTATTAAAGAAACTATCACTGAAATTATATCTACTAACATTATATATCTCCTAATTTTGGGAAGGATGACGCAACATAATCGCTAACTTCTGAATGAACCATGTAGTCATATGCGCTACTTGAGTGACACCTTGCGATTTCTCTAGCGTCTTCGTGACACCTTGCCTGAAGTGCGAACGTACGAGTCCGACAGTTGTAATCATTATCCCACTCCTCTATCAAAAAATATTTCATTCCACACCTCTCAATAATAATTCATGCTCCATACATGCTCTATGAATCGCGTTCACATTGAGTTTTAGTACTGCTTCCAAATGACCAGTTTCCATATCAGCAATACGAATATACGACAATGGTTGGTCTCCATTGATACCATAGGTTCCCCATGAGAGAACCACTCGCTGAACTTCGTGAGGTTGGTCGTCATAGAGAGATAGGTCTACTTGATCTTCATGAACAGAGCGTCTAATATAATCCAGACCACCATCAACCATATACACCTTACCGTTCTCATCAGTATGGGTAACAAAGTCATGCCGGTGACGGGACTGGATTACAGTCCCATCTGGCGTTCTCATTGAGTTTAGTATCAGATTCCATCCACTCATTACGCCACCGCCATTTCAACCGCAAGTTCCGCAGCTTTCTTTTTCTTGACTTGGTTAGCACCGAACCACGCAGAAGTCATTCGACCATCGGCAGTACGACCCAACTGGTGGTCAGTTAAGTAGGTAACAGAGTTGAATGCCTGCCACCATGAACCACGACCGTACTCAGCGCCTGGCTGGGTTTCTAACAACTCAAACGCCTTCTTCGCATTTGGAGCAAGGTCATTGTAAGTCTTAACTTCAGCAGCAGGAGACTGTGAAGGGAATAGAGAGTTATAGTACTGAATCAGAGTATCAGCAGTGAACTGTCGTTTTGATAACAACTCTGCCATTACTTTGTATTGGTCAAACTTCTCGTGGGCAAGACCCATAGTGACTTTAACCTGTTCAGCATCGAATGCCTTACGGTGATTGATCTTGGTTGAGTTTACCGAAGTACGATTTAGAGCAAGAGCAAGACTGTTCATACAGGTTACTCGAACCGGAGTGAATCGAATGTCAATTGACTTACCGTACTCATGTGGGTTAGAGAATAGAAGGTAGGAATCAACTTGGTCACCACCAAGGATATCGAACGACTCTTTGACCTTGGCCAATGCGTAGACCATCTTACCATCTTTCAAAGAACCCGCAGAACTCATTTCCATATCACCGGCAGAGCAGTAATCATTGAAGAATTCGAATGCCTGTTCGTTTTGAACTGGATTCCAGTTACCACCGACTTGAGTCAGTACTTTAGAGTCAGTAGAGCGGACGAGTGCCTCCATACCAGTGGCAATTTGCTCACCGTTATGGTGTACGAATGAAGGGATTTTCTCAACTGTCCAGTCGACGCCTGCTTTCTGCATCATCTGGATAGGAGTTAGGTCGTTGGATACCTCGGTACCGATACCCCAAGGGCATTTACCAACAGTAGCAGAAGTTTCGATTTGAAGGATATTGTTCATAATATAGTTCTCTCTTTTAGTTAACAATTTAATTTATACCGCTAGTATAACACATGTTTCCATTACTTGTCAATACTTATTATCAAAATAACTCAATTAATTTTAAGAAACATCTTTCTCGTATATTTCGATGTTCTCTTCCGGAACATTGAGGGCAATGAGGTCACGCTTCATTTTTTCGGGATTGGCCACGTTCCACACAATGTGTCTCTCACCTAAGCTGTCAATCCATTCAAGATTCATTACGTACATTATGATTCCTCAAGCATATACATTGTTAGTATCTATTTTGTAGACACCGATAGGACTGCGGTAGTTCTCATTCATATCACGCAAGTCGGCAAGTAACATAGTAAACCCACCTTCACACCACATACGATCACCGTCGATCTTGAGAACAGCGCGTTCTTCGGTCGGATGCATCGCACCCCAGTTACAATAGACAACATCACCAACTTCAATCATAATTTTCTCTCTCAACTCAATTTGTACAGCTATTATACTTCTTTTAGAAACAAATGTCAACAATATTAATAGAACAAAATAGCATAACACCATCGAGTTTATAACCAAATAGTCTAATGAAGCCATTGACAATATCTTCATATATGTTATAATAGTACCTCATTAGACAGAGAGAGAAGTTATTATGATGAACGCAAAACCTGACTACTACTATGTTCTACGCAATGTTGTCAACGATCAGTTGATCAATGATATGAAGTTCGACAGTCTA